ACTTAAATCTTTAAAAATAGAAATTATGGAAAGAATAGTATCAAAATGGAAATATAAAAAAGAGTTTGGAACCGTAGGCAACAGAACAAGTAAACAAATTCAAAAAGAAATTGATTACTTATATCAATTAGATAAAACAATATCTAATAGAGTAAGAGCAAGTTATTCAATACCACAAAAATTAAGTAAATCACTAAAAGATATACAAATATGAAAAATTTTAAGTGGACAGATGAGAAAGTAAAAGAGTTTTGCAGAGTTTATACAATTGGTGGTTATACTGATGATTACAAGGATTGTAAAACCATAGATAAGAAAATGAATAAGTTTAAACAATTAAAAAGTATAAAATGTCAAAAGAAATAGCAATAAAATTTGAAAATCAATTAAGTAAACATTATTTACAAACTATAAAAGACCTTTTAGAGGAGCAAGAGATTAACCCACAACAATTTATACATATGGCAGTTAATCAAATAAAAAGAAACTCAAGGCTCTTACAGGTATTCAATAAAAATCCTGCATCTGTTTTTTCTTCAATCTTAACTTGTGCTGAATTTGGATTATCACCAACTGCACAAATGGGGGAGTGTTGGCTTATTCCATATGGTAATGAATGTCAATTTCAAATTGGTTATCAAGGATTAAGTAAATTGATGTATAGAAATCCTGATGTTCAGAATATATCAAGTGAATGTGTTTATGAAAATGATGATTTTGAATATGAGTTAGGATTGAACCCTACATTATCTCATAAGCCAACATCTGTTGATAGAGGTCAATTAATTGCAGTTTATTGTGTAGTGAGATTTAAAAACCAAGACCCTATTTTTAAAGTTATGAATATTGATGATTTAAGAGCCATACAAACACTTTCTAAAGCAGGTAATCGTTCTATATGGTTTACATCTAAAGACCCTGAAAATTGGATGTCAAAGAAAACTTGCTTTAAACAATTATGTAAATTGCTACCAAAAAATTTAAATATGTCAAAAGTAATTGCATATGATAATGTTGTAGAAGGTGGTGGTAGTATGAGATTAGATGAAAATAATCACCCTATTGTTGTAGACCAAACCAAAACAACTGCATCTATATTTGAACAAGCTATGGAAGAAGATAATTCGGAAGAGCCGTTATTACCCGGATTAGACCCCAAAATAAAATCTGCTAAAATTCATCTCGCAGAACTTGTATCAGAAGAAACAACCAAAAAATATACCAAAAAAGAGATGAAAGAAATAAAAGATAAGTTTAATGAAGAACAAGTCAGCTAAACAATTAGTAAGAGCAAATAGAGAAATAGATTTATTTATGGAAAAAATTCAAGATTTAAGCTATAAGTTTATTAAATCTACTGCAATAGAATACAACGACTATTGTAATGATATTAGACAAGAACTAATGAAAGATAAATTAAATTTTGATGAATGGTTTGCAATTTATGTATCAAATGAAAAAAAAAGTTGAGAAAATAAGCAATTTTGAATGTAGAGATTGGATATTAAATAAACATTATGCAAAACGAATGTGTAGTATATCTTATGCATATGGACTATTTATAGATGGACAATTAAATGGAGTATGTACTTTTGGATTTCCCCCTAATTACAATTATAATAATGGAAAATGTGTTTTTAATTCTTTTGAATGTCTAACTCTTGAATTAAATAGGTTAGTAGTAAACGAAGGTTTGCCTAAAAATACTTTATCATATTTTGTTTCTAAATCATTAAAATTGTTACCTAAACCAACTTGTATTGTTTCTTATGCAGACCAAAATCAAGGACATAATGGTTACATATATCAAGCCACCAATTGGATATATACAGGAGTAAGCACCCCTAAACATAGGTATATATTTGAAGATGGTAGTTCATTTGATATTAGAAGAGGGATAGACAATAAAGGTAAAATTGTAGATAAAGTGTTATTAAAGCCAACACATAGGTATTTATTTTTTAATGGAAATAAAAAAGATATTAAAAAAATGAAAAAAGATTTAAAAATTAAAACTTTAAATTATCCAAAAGGTGTTAATAAAAGATATGATGCAAGTTATAGACCACAAACTCAAACAAAACTATTTTAGATTATCTTGAATACATTTCTTGTATTTGTGCATCTGTTAAACGATAATAATCTACATCCGAAGATAAGTCTTGATTTAAAGCTACAAAAATAGGAGCATCTTCTCCTTTTAATTGATTATAAATAAAAAACTCTTCAGCCTCTTCAAAAGTAATATTTTCTTTTATTTTAATAAGTGCTATACATTTGGAAACACTATAAACTGCTTTTGGTTTATCACTATGAGTAATTCCAATAACTGCATCAGTCCACCCATCAATCAGGGTACAGTTATTTAATTCTAATGCAAATTTTAACTCTTTATTCATATTATTTCTTATCAGGTATAAATGTTGCATTTTTCAATTGCTCTTCTGTTATATGAGCAACTACCTTGGTTGTATCTATATATTTTTTCTTTTTGACTACTTTGTTTAGCATATAGGTGTCAGCCTTTTTTATATCTTCCGATTCCTCAAACATAATATCAAAAATTTCAGGTTTAATATATTTTGGATGTATATACCAATCCTCATAACAAGCAACATCATCAGGGGCAATATTTTTAACTACTAATTTATATCCTTTAGATAATAAATACAATCTTGATAATTCACGATACTTACTTGTCATATCAGTATAATGGTCGTGTTCATATGTGATTACTTTAAAATCACACTTATCCAAAGGTAAATTAGTTAATATTTCAAATGTAGTTGCAGGTGGTTCGCAATCAATTTGTAGATAGTCTATTACACCAATTAAATTAGAGTAATCATATTGTGTAGCATCACATAAAACAACAGGATTTTTTCTATGTTCTCTAAATCTTACTACTTCTTCTTCTATAATTTCTAAAGATAATCCTGTCCAACCTAATTTCTCTAAAAGATATGTATTACTTCCTTTATACGGGTCAGCAGAGCCAATTTCAAGATATTCTCCATTAGTTTTACCATCTAACATTGAGAGAACAAATAAATCTTGATATGTTTGAGAATAATTTTTTTCAATTTTACTATATCCTTTAAATTTATATCTTAATCTTTCTGCATTAGCTTTATCATAAGGTAAAAAAGGGTCACTTGAAACTCCTAAAGATGTAATGTTAGTTTGTATTAAATCTTTATAAAATTTAGATATTGGATGATTTGAAAAACCTAATATATTAAATTTCTTTCTTGCCACATCACCTTCTCCCATATTCCACGAACATAATGCATCTTGAAATTCTAATTGATAATAATGTTCATATCCTATTAAAGGACTTATCTTTTTAGCATTATCTTTAAATTCTAATCCAATTTTAGCAAATGATTGTGCTACTGAAAAATTGTTAATTTGTTCATAATATTGAGATATAAATAGATAGGCTTCAGGTCTATTAGGCATAAATCTTGATGCATTTGTCCATAGTGTTAACTCTACCCATTTTCTTCTTCCTAATAGATTAATACATTTGGCTATAAAGAGTAAAGATTCATATACTAAATCTTCAGGGGTATCTTCTATTTCAGCACATCTTAAAAAGAAAGAAAGAGCAGATGTATATTGACCTTGTTCAAAGTAATCTAAACCTAAATCAAAATTAGATTGATATAAATTTGGATTATTAATGAATTTATTAAGATTATTAATTTCTTTTATATCACCATCTTTTGATTTTGATTTCTTCATACCAACCATTTCTTCAAAATAAGATGATGGCATTGATAGTAAATATGCAGTAGTATCTTGAAAACCAAAAGTTATTAAAAATTCATTATTCTCATAATGCAAACCACAAGAAAATTCTATTCTTGCATCCATAAATTTAAATTCATCTGATGAATAAACAATCTTCCAATTTTTATCCCATACAATAAATCTATGATAATATTGACAATCTTTTCTATTGTGTTCGTTTCTCCATAAATCTACTTCGTGAGTTAAACATACCCAATAATCTTTATATTTTATAACTTGAGAACCTCCTCTTAAATCTCTTTCTGTTTTTAATTCTTGTTCTACTAATTTTACAACTTTAGAATTTTTATTTTTTGTGCTTACTTTTACTATTTCAGTAGGGTTAGTCCATTTTACATAATGATTAGGCTTATCTAATATAGGCATCCAATTTTTCTCACAATATGTATCTATTGGTGCTTCTATTCTTGTTCTTTTAACTTCTTTATCAACTTTTATTTCAGATATTTCCATTCTACCAACTCCATTTGTTGTTGTATCTCTTCTTACACCTGTCATAATTAGTTTGTCATCCCAATTAACTAATCTTGCATCTTCTAATCCTATAAATTCCCACAAAGGCTTTACATCTAATTTTTTAGTATTAACTGCTTGATATTTTTTTAATTTACCACTTTTAATATCTAATTCACATTTATAATTTACTGTTGTTAATGTGACATCATCTTCAGGATTTAAATAAACTAAAGGACCATATGGACTTTGAAATTTTTGATTATATTCGGAATGATAAAGTGCATACCCCACCCATCTTATATTTACAAGGTATTTATTTTTTACTTTGAGAATACTTGGGTTCATTAAACCTAAACCGTTAGTAAATTCAGAAGGGATAATTAATGGAGTAATTCTTCCCCCTCTTTTTATTGCAGATTTGCAGACATTTTTATTCATAGGGTGTGTTTTATTGATTAATGAACAAATTTATCAATAAAATCGGAATAAATATATATTTATAAAGATATTTTATTATTCTTCACCTTCTCCCTCCTCAACCCAAACAGGAGCATAGTAGGTATTTCCATTTGATGCAGTAATTGTTACCCAACCCGCAGCTTCCTTATCTACATTAGATGGTACAGTAGCTTGGTCAAAACCATATCTACCATTTGTAATAGTGGAAGCACTACTGAAAATGTGACTTCCTGTTCCTGCCGTTCCTTGAGAACCTGTGGCACCCGTAGTACCTTGACTACCTGTACTACCTGTTGTTCCCGTAGAACCTTGACTACCTGTATTTCCTGTTGTACCCGTAGTTCCTTGACTACCTGTGCTACCTGTTGTACCCGTAGTTCCTTGACTACCTGTATTTCCTGTTGTTCCCGTAGTTCCTTGACTACCTGTGCTACCTGTTGTTCCCGTAGTTCCTTGACTACCTGTATTTCCTGTTGTTCCTGTCGTACCTTGTGGTCCCGTTTCACCAAGGAAACCTTGAATACCTTGAACACCTTTAGGTCCTTGAACTCCTTGAGTACCTTGACTTCCTGTGGCTCCTTGTGACCCTGTACCACCCGTTGAACCTGTTGAACCTTGACTTCCCGTTGCTCCTTGAGAACCTGTTGTTCCCGTAGTTCCTTGAGAGCCCGTAGAACCCGTAGTTCCTTGAGAACCTGTACTACCCGTAGTCCCCGTACTTCCTTGAGCACCTGTCGTTCCTTGTGAACCTGTACCACCTGTTGTTCCTGTGGCACCTTGTGAACCTGTTGAACCTTGTGCTCCTGTATTTCCTGTGGTTCCTGTTGTACCTTGAGCACCTGTACCACCTGTTTCTCCTTGAGCACCTTTTTGTCCTTGAGCCCCTGTTGAACCTTGTGCTCCTGTATCTCCAAGTGCCCCCTGTGACCCTGTTGCTCCTTGCGAACCTGTACCACCTGTACTTCCCGTACTACCTTGACTTCCCGTAGCACCTTGTGACCCCGTTGAACCTGTGGTACCTGTACTACCTTGTGAACCTGTTGTTCCTTGACTACCCGTTGAACCTGTGGTACCTGTACTTCCTTGAGCACCTGTCGTACCTTGTGAACCTGTGGAACCTGTGGTACCTGTACTTCCTTGACTTCCCGTAGACCCTTGACTACCCGTTGAACCTGTGGTTCCTGTTGAGCCTTGACTTCCCGTAGC